CCCCGAGTCTGACTACCGGTATTGATGCTGCCGAAGTCCTTAGTCTAATTGGTGCCGCTCCAGCGTCCACCACAGCAACTCTATTGGCCGTCTACCCTGTTGGCTCTGTGTATACCTCTGTCGTCGCTACAAGCCCCGCTACGCACTTTGGCGGTACGTGGGTGGCAATAGGTGCGGGTCGCGTCTTAGTCGGTATAGATGCGTCTGACACTGACTTTGACACTGTCGAAGCGATTGGGGGTGTGAAAACGCACACCCTTACTGTCGATGAGATGCCAGCGCACACACACAGCATGACCATTGAGAATACCCAAGGGGCCGGAAGTGCTGGCGCGGAAAATGGCACAAGTAGCTTTTCAACTGTTAACACTAGCTCAACTGGGGGTGGTCAAGCGCACACTATTGTCCAGCCTTATCTTGTCGTGTACATGTGGAAGCGCACAGGCTAAAGCGCACTTTTGTGTATACACATAGCACTTTTGTGTACATATTAATGTATACCTGAGTGTACAAAGTACATTTAAAGAAACATTAGAGGCACTCAAGATGATCCTCCAGTTCCCCCCCAAAAAAACAGTGCCTATGACTGTCGAACAGCAGTCAGTACTGATTAAAGCCCAGCGCGTTGAAATCAAGAAACTTACGCAGCGGCTTGAACACACGCTTTCAAAAAGTCACAACAACAAGTGGAGGTGAACTTTGGCAAAGAAAAAACAAGGTCTGTACGCTAACATCCACGATCGCCGCGCTGCGGGTAAGAAACCCAGACCTCCGGGTACTGAAGGTCGGCCCACTAATGCAGCTTTTAGAGCCGCAAAGAAAACAGCAAAGAAGAGGTGACCCTATGGCACTAGTGCCAGTGAAAGAGCTTGGATCAACAGGCGTTGTCACCGACATTCCCCCGTCGAGGTTACCCCCTAATGCTTTCAGCCGCGCTAAGAATGTGCGCTTTGATGAGATGTCAGTCACCCGATCCCCGGTCTTTCGGACAATTAAAGATACACTGGCTTTTGATCCTCGCCACGTTGTCAATATTGTCCCCACTGCTGGCGGCTTCAGCACCATTGTAATGGCCTCTGACACCTTCCAGATCAAAGAGTATGTCAATGGCACAGTACACGACAGAAACGGCTCCATATCACTTTTAAATAGCTCTCTCGCCACTTATACAAGCACTTCATTGGCTGACATTGATTACTTAAATCGGGTCGATAGGATTCCCGTTTACCGTGGTGCAGCCGGGGGTAATTTTGCAGATCTCCCGCACTGGGACTCTGGCTGGCGTACCGAGTCTTTAAAAGCTTTTGGTGACTTTTTGTTGGGCATTGGCATGACGGAGGGCAGCACTGCTTATTCACAGCGCGTCCGCTGGTCAGACATTGCTTTAGCAAATTCAGTGCCGGGTAGTTGGGATGCTTCAGACACAACCAAATCTGCCGGGTTTAATGACCTTGTGCAATTGGGTACGCCTTTGATCGATGGCGCCGCCCTCGGTGTTAACTTTATTCTGTACTCATCAGATCAAGTCTGGCTAATGGAATTCGTGGGCGGCACGTTTATCTTTAACTTCCGCAAGCTGTTCGATGGTTGCGGGGTGGTTAACCAAAATTGTGTCGTGGAAGTCGATAGCCTACATTTTGTTTTTGACCGAGACGATATCTACAAGCACGACACACATACGAAGGTCAGCATCTGTGATCAGCGCGTCAAAGATTACATATTTGCTGGCATGGACACCAGTAAATACGACAGGTGTTTTGTCGCCCATAACCATAGCGTAGAAGAAATCATGTTCTGCTACGTGTCGCGAGACGATATGGCTGAATTCACTAGCGGCGACCGTTGCAATCGTGCAGCCGTGTTTAACTACAGGACAGAAACGTGGAGTTTCGTAGATTTACCGAATGTATCTGATAGCACCACAGGTAACGTGGCGTCGGCAACTTCATACGCGAATGCAGTTGGATCTTATTCGGTGGCTGGCGGGACTTACCACAGCCAAGCGAGCGGTTTTAATCAACATCTTCTGTTCGTTACGAAGTCTGTCAGTGCTGACGGTATTACAAGTGACAAACTTTATGGTCTAGATTTTGCAGACTCGTCTAGCCTTTCGTTCCCAACCGATTCTAGTGCTAACAAAGCTCCATTTTTAGAGCGCACGGGTATTGATTTAGACGAGCAATCCCCGCTTGTCGGCTTTAAGTACATCAGCAAGTTCACGCCACAGGTAACAACTAGCAACTCTAATAAGTTGTTTAACTTTAGTTTTGGAGCGTCTAACTTGATTGATGATGGCCCGGTATATGAGACCACAGTCTCTTTTAATTCGGCAATCGATCATAAAATAGATAGCCGTGCCTCCGGGCGGTACTTGTCGTACAAGATGACGATAGACGACACCAAAGATTTCAACTTCACTGGTTTCGACGCGGACGTACAGATACTCGGGAGACGCTAAATGACTGCCGACTTATCAACCGTTAAATACAAGCGCGAGCCGCTCCCTGCGATTGTAGACGAGCAAAAACTCAAAAAATATTTTAGTGATGAGCTTCAGCGCGTCGAGAACACGCTAAATAACCATGAAACAATAGTGCAATCAGTGTCAAGCGAGGTTGACGGGAACAAAGGCACTTTTGAGTCTTACGTTACGACACAAGCGGGTGTCAACACCGCCAGCGCGGCAAGCCTTACCGCCTTGGCAGCCACCACCGCTGCTAACACTGCCGCGATCTCTACTGAGCAGACTGCACGCGCCACTGCTGATACTGCCGTTGCTTCAAGCCTTACCACATTGTCAGCCACTGTCACTCTTAAAAACACAACATTCACGCAAAATGATGCACCCACCGTCGCAGATAATAGTATTGTCACTGGAGACTTGTGGATTGATATCAACGATGGCAATAAGCTGTATCGATGGAATGGTACAGATTGGATAGACATCGTTGANGGNCGTATAACATCCGCCATTTCGGATGCGGCAACAGCGAAAGCAGCCGCTGACGGTAAAATTGACAGNTTCTATCAAGAAGATGAGCCGACTAGTGCGTCTGAAGGTGATCTCTGGTTTGACACTGACGACGGCAATAAGATTTACACACGACGGTCAGGGGTGTGGACTGTCACTCAAGATAGTCAGATCGCTCAAGCGATATCTGACGCCGCCGATGCAGACGCTAAAGCCGACGGCAAAGTAACCACTTTTTATCACAACGATGAGCCAACGGCTGAAGGTGAAGGCGACCTGTGGGTTGATACTAATGATGGTAATAAGCTTTACCGTTGGAACAGTACAGAATGGGTGTCTGTCCAAGATACGGCTATAGCGACAGCAATTGCAGCCGCAGCCGCTTCTCAAGCAGCCGCCGACGGTAAAATTGACAGCTTCTATCAAGAAGAAGAGCCAAGCACTGCGTCTGAAGGCGACATTTGGTTTGACACTGATGACGGCAATAAGATTTACACACGACGCTCAGATGCTTGGGTACCAACGCAAGATTCAGCAATTGCAACGGCGCTACAAAATGCCGCCGATGCAGACGCTAAAGCCGACGGTAAAGTAACCACTTTTTATCACAACGATGAGCCAACCGCTGAGGGCATAGGAGATCTGTGGGTTGATACCAACGATGGTAATAAGCTTTACCGTTGGAACGGCACGACTTGGCAGACAATTCGCGACACTGGCATAGTGGCTAATGCTGATGAAGCAGTGACAATTGCATCGAATTTAACCAATGAAGCAACGGCCAGAGCTAACGCCGACGCTGCAACAACTAGAGTTGTCAACGCCCAACGTGCGCTATTCGGCGCGGCAGTCGCAGACACTTGGGTATCCGGCGCAACGTATACCGGCTCAGTAAATACCGACACTCCCCCGGCAGCAACGGGCGACGAAGTGGTTGTCAGCGGTATTGTGTATCGCGCCAGTGAATCTCATACCGCAGCCACCTCGAACAAACCTGCAAACACGGATTATTGGGATGCCGTAGATACGGTCGATGCAAAGGTTGCGGCGGGTGTTGTGA